GGCGCATTCTGAGGTAACCCAATGAATCCGCTGAAATGGTTCGGCTTATGGGGCAAGCGCTCCTCGCCGCCGCCTAGCGAACGCCGCGAGCCAACGGTTCGCAGTCGTTCGTTCAAGATGGCGGGCGGTGGTGGCCTCTCTGCCGCCTGGACGCGCCGCTCAACCAATGCCGACGCGAATCAGGCGATATTCGGCGACCACGAGACGCTGAGGCAGCGCGCTCGCGAGCAGTCGATCAACACGGCCACGCTCAAGCGCTTCTATCGCCTGCTGCGTCAGAACGTCATCGGTCCTTATGGCATCCGCCTGCAGTCGAAGGCGGTGCTGCCCGATGGGCTTCCGGATCGCGTCACCCGCCGACTGATCGAGAAGGAATGGCAAAAGTTCTGCAAAAAAGGGCAGTTCGACGTCACGGGGCGTTACTCGTTCGTGACGTTCATGTGGCTGTGGATCGAGACGCTCGCCCGTGACGGCGAGGTGCTGGTCCGCATCGTTCGCAACTGGTCGAACCGCTGGGGCTTCGCCCTGCAGATCCTCGAGGCCGATCGCCTTGACCTGACACTGAACACCCTGCTCGACAACGGCAACCGCATCCGCATGGGCGTCGAGCTCGACGATTGGGAACGCCCGGTCGCCTATTGGCTGCTGCGCGATCACCCCGGCGACGTCATCCGCCGCGCCGAGGAGCGGTATGACCGCGTGCCGGCGAGCGAAATGATCCACACGTTCGACCCGTGGCGCCCGCATCAGTCGCGCGGCTTCACCTGGACGCATGCCTCGGCCATGGACGTGCATCACCTGGACGAGTTCCGGCAGGCCGCCCTCGTGAAGGCGCGGATCTCCGCGTCGCTGACAGGGCACTACGTCCAGGACGCCGAGTGGCTGGATCCGCCCGACAGCGACGACGATGACCCGCCGATCGAGGAGGAAATCACCCCGGGCGAGGGCAAGCTGCTGCCCTACGGCGTGGATTTCAAGCAACTGAACACGCAAGGGCCTGGCAGCGATTACGCGGCCTTCGTGAAGGACGGCAACCGCAACTCGGCGGCCGGCCTGGGGCCGAGTTATCACCGCCTCGCGCATGACCTCGAGGGCGTCAGCTTCTCGAGCCTGCGCTCCGGCGAGCTGGACGAGCGCGACTTTTACAAGTGCGTCCAGGAGTTCGCGATCTCCGAGCTGCTCGATCGCCTCGGCGAGGAGTGGCTCAACTCCTCGATTCTCCGCAACGTGATCAAGATCGCCCCGCGCGACCTGGAACGCTCGACCGAGCTGGTCTGGCAGGCACGCGGCTGGGATTGGGTGGATCCGCTCAAGGACTCGAAAGCCGCCTCGGAAAGCATCGGCAACCGCACGAAATCCCGCTCCGAGTACATCCGCGCCAACGGCGACGACCCCGACGAAGTGTTCGCGGAAATCGCAGCCGAGGAGGAGCAACTCCGAAAGCTCGGACTGGCGCCTATCCACAAACCATCGAACGAGGATCCGCCGGATGACAAAGCCGACGACGCCCCCGACGACGACTAGCGCCCCGCTGCCGGTCCTGCGGACGCTCCAGTCCGCACCAGTCATGCGCGCGCTCGGCGTCGACCTTTCAACCCTCGACCAGGAAAAGCGCACGGTCGAGATCGCCGTCTCGAGTGAGTACCCCGTCCGCCAGTGGTTCGGCATGGAAGTGCTCGACCACACCGACGCGGCGATCGACCTCGAGCGCATGCGCTCCGGTGCGCCGGTACTGATCCAGCACGAGCGGCATTCGGCCTGGTCGCAGGTCGGCGTCGTCGAGGAGGTATGGCTCGCCGCCGATCGCAAGTTGCGCGCGCGGATCCGCTTCTCGAAGGGCGACGAAGGCTCGCGGATCTTTAACGACATCGCCGACGGCATCCGCCAGAACGTCTCGGTCGGTTACATCCCGCTCGAAATGGTCCTGGAGCGCAGCGAAAACGGCCTCGATCACTACCGCGTCACCCGATGGCAACCGTTCGAGGTTTCCGTCGTTTCCGTGCCCGCTGACCCGTCCGTCGGGGTAGGGCGTTCCCAAGCTGAAACCACGCACACCGTAATTGTTAGAGGTAGCACCATGCCCAAAGAAAACACCCCGGCGGATCCGACCACCGTCACCGCCGATCCGCTCGTCGCGGAACGCGCCCGCGTCGCCGACATCATCGCCCTCGGCGATCGTTTCGGGCAGCGCGACCTCGCGAGCGAGGCCGTCGGCCAGGGTCACAGCGTCGACCAGTTCCGCGCGCTGCTGCTCGAGCGTCAGGCGCCTGCCGCGCCGAAGCCGGTCGGGATCTCCGCGCCGAAGGATGGCGAGCGCGACCTGCCAGGCTTCGCGAAAGACGTCTCCGCGCGTTCCCTCGGCCTGACCGAGAAGGAAATCGGCGAATACTCGCTGATCCGTGCCATGAACGCCCACGCCGAAAAGGACTGGTCGAAAGCCGGCCTCGAGCGCGAGGTAAACATCGCCCTCGGCGATACCCTCAAGAAAGAGGCGCGCGGCTTCTACGTACCGCACGACCTGCTGATGGCTGGCTATCGCGCCGGTATGTCGAAAGGTGAAGTCGGCAAGGGTGGCGAGCTGGTCGCGACCGAGCTGCGCATCAGCGAGTTCGTCGACATCCTGCGAAATAAGACGGTCATGGCTCGCCTCGGCATGCGGATGCTCGGCGGCCTGGTCGGCGATATGGATCTGCCGAAGAAGGTCAGCGGCTCGAACTTCTACTGGCTGGGCGAGGGCGAGAACGTGCCCGATAGCTCGTTCGACCTGAGCACCGTGCCGCTGTCGCCGAAAACCATCGGCGGCGCGATCCCAGTGACCCGGCGTCTGCGCAAGCAGGCCTCGAAGTCCATCGAGGCGCTGATCATCAGCGACCTGATCGACGGCCTGGGCGTGGCGATCGACCTGGCGATGCTGCGCGGAACCGGCACGGACAACATGCCGTTGGGCCTGCTCAACGCTGCGGGCATCCCGGCGCTGTCCTACCTGGCCACCGGCATCGACTTCGATGCGGTCGTCGAGATGGAAACCAAGGCGGCGACCTTCAACGTCGAGGGCAATTCGCTGGCCTACCTGACCAGTCCGACCCAGCGCGGCGCCGCCAAGCGCAAGCAAGTGTTTGACGGTACCGGCGAGCGCGTGTGGACCCGTGACAACGAGGTCAACGGTTACAACGCGACCGCGAGCAACCAGATGCCGGCCGATACCTGGGTTTACGGCGACTTCTCGCAGATCGTCTGCGGTATGTGGGGCGTTCTGGATCTCAAGCCGGACCCTGCAGCGCTGGCCGGTAGCGATGGCCTGATGCTCCGCGTCTTCCAGGACGTCGACGCAGCCATCCGCCGCACCGAGTCGTTCGTCATCGCGAAGAAGGCGGCGGCGTAAAAAGAACCTGATGCGGGCAGGTGAGGGGGCTTCGGCCCCCTTTTTTATCTGACCTGCGGGAGCAATGAACATGGGAATGCAAGTTTTCACGGCTTTTATCGTCCTGCTGACCGACATCATGCAGCATGGCGACCTGATCCCGCGCGACACGACCCTCGAGGTCGAAAAGCGCCTCGCTGATCAGTGGAAAGGCGTCGGGATTGCCCGCGCTGCAACCGACGCGGAAATCGCCGAGTATCAGGGCGATGCGGCCGAGGCCGAGGCGCTGCTCGACGACGTCGACGGGCTGGCCGATCAGAAGCGCGCCCTCGAGCTCGAGCTCGAGAAGTTGCAGGGCCGCAAAACCGAGCTCGCCGGTGATCTGCAGGCGCTCGAGTCCGACGTCGTTGACCTTGGCAAGCAGAAAGAAACCCTCGCGGGCGAGGTCAAGGCGCTGGAAGCGGCCAAGGCTGCAGCCGAGAAGCCGGCAACGGCGGCTAAAGCGAAGTGATCGGCGACGATGACCTCGAGGCGTTCTTCGATCCGGACGAGTTCGGGCTCCGGCTCGTGCTGATCGAGCCCGGCAAGCCGGCGCGCGAGGTGCTCGGCATGCAGAACCCGCGTGATCGATCCGGGCCGCTGTACCGCTCCGGCATCGATCCCAACGCGGCAAACCTTCGCGTGCGCCCCGACCAGGTGAAAGTCCAGGTCGCGACCCGCGACGTGCCCGAGCTGTACCGGGCGCAGCGCCTCGAGATCGACGGCGTCGCCTGGTCGATCGCCAACGTCGAGCCGCTCGGCCGGATCCGCTCGCTGATGACGCTCGTGCCCTACGGGGCGCGGGAATCCAAGCCGGAGCGCGGGAAATGGCAGGCTACGAACTAAACCTGCAGGCGGACGGCTGGGCCAGCGTCGAGGAGCTCCTCCGGGA